CCCATTTGAGCTTGAGAAAGAGCGAATGCTTTAATAGCTTCTGATTTTTCTTTTGACATTATTTCATCCTCACAGATATTGTTTGTTGGCCGGTGACTAATTCTGCACCATCTATTTCTACACCAGCTTTTAGCTGTTTTTTGATCTCAGCCTTATCTGGGGTAACTGTTGTTTTGCAAAGTTGCGTTGGAATGGCTTTTTCGTCGTGTATAACCACGCTCTGCATACCATTTCTCAATGAAACTGTTGCAAGTGGGTGGGGTATTTTTGTTTCATCACAACAAAGCATAACTGTTTTAAGTATTTTATTTAGCCGTACTTTGCGTAAATCCATCAATGATTTCCGCTCAGTGTAGCGTTTGACCATTTCTTGACAAGCAATCATGCCGGCTTCCGCGTCTGACAATTCTTTAAGTACCTGTCCGACTAAATCTAAGACATCAGTTTCAGCATCTAGGGTATCCCAAAATGCATCTTGATCGTCTTTGTAAGGGGCAAGCTCTTCAGCAATAGAAGTTATCAACAAAGAATTAACTCTCATCATTGCTCTCCTCAGAATTAAAAAGCTCAATAGCATTCTTAATTGCATTATCTATTGTGCTAAGAGCATTCGCTGGGAAAGCTTGCACATTGAATTGTGATGAAGTTATTTCACCCTTTTTTTCTTTCTCCAACAATTCTATAGTGCTGTTTGCAATAGCATTGTAAATTTCAGTTTTTACAAAGCTGATAGGCGGGTTTTTTATCGGTTTTAGCATTTTGACCTCCAAGTTGCTACTTGCTTAGTATTGCCATATGAGCAATAAAGGCAATAGGCTTTTGCCTTATTCGCAAAAAAAAGGAGCTTAAATTGCAGATTGAAGACATACAAGAAGACTTGAGTAGTCTACGTGAAAAGCTTTCTGACAGGCGTTTAAAGGTTGTCGCAGAAAGGATTGGAATGACATACGCCGCACTTAGTCGTATCATGCGAGGGGGTAAGCCTTCACGAAGAACGATTGATAAATTGCAAAAATATTTGAATACTGAAAAATGAAAAGGCCATGTCACTAATTAGATTAAGGACATGGCCAATAACATCTAAATGGAGGTCACCATCTATGGAAACTATAATAACACTAAATACATCAAGCGCAAGGGGGATTAAAAATGTCCTTTGAAGCAGTGAATTGGGCATGGAAGCAAAGAAAGCTTACTGTGCATGAGAAAATGGTATTGTTAGCTTTGGCTAATAGACATAATCCTGATTATGGATGCTTTCCTAGCATTTCAAAGATTGTTGAAGATGTAGAATTTTCAAAGTCTACTGTAATTAGGTCAATAAAAAATCTACAACGAAAAGGATACCTTAGTGTGGAGACGGCCAAGAGAGAAAATGGCAGTCAAACATCTAATAGGTATTTCTTATCATTTGAAGTTGTGCCCCAGTGTCAGGCTGACACCCCACCTAGTGTCTCGGAGACACCCCTCCCCGTATCAGAGAGACACCCCCATAAACAGGTAATATCTAAACAGGTAAGTAAAACCATATTAAGATCGGTTGAGCTTGGATTTAAAGAGTTTTGGAATTGTTATCCAAGAAAAATTGGGAAGACTAATGCAGAGAAAGCTTTTATCAAAGCTTCTCATTCGGTTGGTGTAGATGTGATACTTGATGCTATTAAGCCGTTTGCCGTTAGTGTAGCGAAAAAAGAAAAGAAATTCATACCTCACCCTGCAACTTGGCTAAATCAAGGCAGATGGGATGATGAGTTGGAAGAAATAGCATCAACATCATCATCAGATTATTTAGATCGCCTCTTTCGGGGTGGAGTATTAGGGATAGAAAACAAATGAGATATGAACAGAGAAAACAAATGGTATCGGCTTGGCTTTTTAATTTATTGAAGAGGTATGAGCCCCCAAGCCACCTTGATGAAAACGCGGCAAGGGAAGAAATGGTGCTGATGGTTGAGGATATAAACAGTGAGCTACCAAATCTTGATGATCATGCATTTAAAGAGCATTTAGAAAAAGTTGCGAGATATGTCCGTAAAAGCCAAGTATCTAGAAAATGGCCGTCAATAGCCATGTTTATGAAGGGTGTTCGGGAAAATTCAAAAAACTTTAAATTAAAAGAACAGATTGGGAATGACACTAATAATTGGTCAAATCCATTAGTTATTAATGCAAAGCGAATAAGAAATGGTGAAGCTGTTTGTCAAACTTATTTAAGTGGTAATAGATTGAAAGAAATGCTCAACAAAGGTCTTATCACATCAGACAATATTAAGCCTTATAAATTATCACTTGATAAACAGGTAAAAATTAACGAATATAACGATGTTTGACTGCTCTCAAACGCCAGATCATTACTGATCTAACTGACCCTTGCTTATGGCAGGGGTCTTTTTTATTTGCGTTCCATGCAATTAATGATTAAAAAAATTACAAATAAGTAAAAAAAGGCTATCAGGATGAAAGTAGAACAAATCAAAATAGAAGAAATTCTACCTTATGATCAGAACCCCAGAGACAATTCTGCCGCTGTAGAAAAGGTTGCTGACAGTATTAAGGAATTTGGATGGCAACAGCCTATAGTTGTCGATGAAGAAAAGATTATTTTGGCCGGTCATACGCGCCACCTAGCGGCTTTAAGCATGGGCGTGAAAGAAGTGCCTGTATTGATAGCAAAAGGTCTTACAGAGGCACAGAAAAAAGCTTACAGGATTGTTGATAATAAGACTTCAGAGCTTGCTGAGTGGGACAAAGAGTTATTAAAGTCAGAATTTTTAGCATTACAAGAATTAGATTTTGACTTAAATCTCACTGGATTTGACCTTGATGAGATTGCAAAAATGTCTGGTGAAGACTTAATGCAATTTGATGAAGAGCTTGATGAGATTGATGATAGTTTAGAATTTAACGATTTGGATGGTGCAAATGCAAATCATGTAAAGATGCTAATGCTTTATTTGGACACGGATACAGAGCCTAAATTCAAACAAATGTGCGTGAAGATACAAGAAAAACATGGTATAGATAATTTAACAGACGCAGTATATATGGCGGTATCAAATGAGTGTAAAGATTTATGAAGCGAAAGCTCACGGGACTTTTGAAGAATGGGGAGAGCGGTCAGGTTCTCTGATAAAAAACGACGAAATTGACCACATAATTGATTATGATTGTGATGCTTATGATAGCGATGGCAATCCTCTTTTTATGTTTAGAAAAAATGTAATACCTAAAGCATTATGTAAACAGGCATATGGTATTTTAAGACATGCCGCGACACCAACAAATAATCGTGGAAGCGCGGCGGGTGAGTTTACTGCATCAGAGGATAAAACACTTACAGGATATTCTGGTGTTATTGGTGGTGAGAAAAAACAAAAGAGATTTGCTACAATCACAAAAGATGGATATGTTTCAAATACTTTAAGAGCCAAAACAGTAAAAAGCGGTATAATTGGATACTTTGACCGAACAGTGAGGTTTCCTTATTGCCGGCAAACTGCTTGGACAGAAAAAAACTTTGATCAGTTTCGTGGCGCTTACCCATATATAAAGCACATATCTGATCAATTTAAAGATGCATGCCCTGAACGTTGGAGCGCACAAAATGAAATGGCGCAAAAAACTAACGCAGACTTCTTGATTGGCGATACAGTTTTCACGACAGTCACAGTCAATAAAAATTTTAGAACAGCCATACATACAGATGCTGGAGACTTCAAAGGAGGCTTTGGTAATATTGCTGTTTTGCAAGCGGGTAAGTTTGAAGGTGGATATACTTGTTTGCCGCGCTACCGAGTTGGATTTGACGTGCGAAATACTGATATTTGTTTTTTCAACGTCCATGAATGGCATGGAAACTTAGAAATAAAAGCGAAACAACCTTATGAACGTATATCTATTGTAAGTTATTATAGAGAAAATATGTTTCGGTGTGGTAATGCAGATGAAGAATTAAAGATTATCAAGGGTCGAAAAGACTTAACTGGTCTTAACGCGGAGCAATAATATGTGTGGAATAGTTGCCGCCTTTGACCCAAATGGTGTCGACATGATTTTATTTAGAAAAATGTTGCTCCAAGCTATGATAAGAGGACAGCACGCTACTGGTATAAGCTACTTTGAAGATGGCATTATCAAAACCATCAAAGAACCCGTAAGAGCCAGCTTGTTTGAAATTCCTACAATCAAAACTGTAGCAATAATTGGACACTGTAGATATTCAACAAGTGATCTAGAGTATAATCAACCGATTGCAGGGGAAGATTATTCTATTGCCCATAATGGAGTAGTAACACAGCTACCGCCGGAGGAATGGGAAGAGTTTTATGGGTTTGAGACCACAGGGCGCAATGACACTGAACTATTGTTATTAGCTTTTGAAAAAGATTTACATCCTATGGAGGCATTCCCAAATGCTTCTATTTCATGTGCGCTTTTAGTTGCAGAAGGTAATGGAGAAGAGCTAGGTTTCTTCCGAAATGGTCAAAGGCCACTGTGGTATGACTATGACGATGAAACAGGCGCTTGTTATGTTGCAAGTACTGAAGATATTTTCAACAGGAGCGGTGAATTTCATCACTTAACGCGATGCAAAGCGGGTGAACATCATCGTGTCACAATTAAAACCGGTCACATGGCTTATGCGATGGTCGAAGGCTTTGAGGACTTACAGCCATGAGGCTGACAGAAGAAGAGGAAATTTTAGACCTCATAAAAAACTCAAAAGATGGTCGAAACACTAAATTCCTTTCAGCATCACATAGTCTTTGGAAAAGATTTGGCAATTATGACAGGTATCCGCCTTTAGTTCATGATGATAACGGAATTAAGAGTGTTATATACGCGACTTTTTCTGTGAGAACTAGGTATGTGAATTTATATGAAATATGCACAGTTCAAGGCCAAGAGGGAAAGGGGTATGCCTCAAAGGCTTGGGATAGTTTCTTAGAACACTCTATACAGCATGATATGGGTAGGCTGAAAATGAGTTGCACTCCTAGTAGCGTTAGCTGGCACTATAGAAATGGCCTTGTTTTTTGGGCAGTAGACCCAACAGGTTCATTAAGGTCAGATCAGCCCATTTTTGCTACTAGAGAAGAACAATTAGAATTTAGAAAGAAAGCAATTGAAAACCCCATAGTGTGCTTACCTGATGTGAAAGTTATACAAAAATTAAAGGCTGAAGGTTTAGAAGATCATAGTTTCGGCGTAAAAAAAGCCGCGCAAGTAATTAGCGCAATAAAAGAGGTAAAATCAGCTTGGCTCCGGAAAGCTTTATTCAAACAAATATAGATTATCGTAAAAAAGATAATCGCAAAGAGGCATTCATTAGATGGTTTGCTTGGTCTTTGAGGTATAAAGATTGTGACCCCGCTTTGTGGATGATGAAATATATGTTTGACCGATATGAGTTTAACATAGAGCAAAGACTATGGGTTTGTTGGTTATATGGAACTACTTATTATGCTCCGACTTCTTGGGTAATATGGAATGAGTTTCCAGACTTTGAGCTTGTTGGTGAGAAGAGGCTTGAGGAATGGAACAATATAAACTATAAAAGACTTAGATATCAGACAGATACAAAGTATAATAAAGGCCACCTTCCAAAGCAATTTTCCTCTTATTACGAATGGGTTCATACAAATAATCCAGAAGGAACACAAAGAGCGAAGTTTGAAAAGATTATGCGCTCTACAAATGACCCATTCAAAGCTCTATGGGGAGAGATAAGCGGTTCTTTATATAAGTTTGGAAGATATTCCACTTGGTTTTACATGCAAGCATTAAAGCAATGCGCTGATATACAAACCGAGCCGCCAGACCTTGTTCTCAGGGATGATAAGGGAAGTAAGAGCCACAGGACAGGCTTGTTATATGCTTTGGGTCTAGAGGAGCTTGCCGGACAAAAGCTGGATGATAGTCAAGTTCAAATGCTTGAGCTGGAAGCTGGTTCTATTCTAAGCGAAACAAACAGTAGATTTGGTACAAAAGGTGACTTTTACGATATGGAAACATGCCTTTGCTCCTTTAAGAAGATATTCCGTGAGCGAGACGGGCGCTATCTTGGATATTATCTAGATAGACAGGCAGAAGAAATTAGCAGAGTGCAGAATGATGGATGGACTGGTGTGAACTGGGATGTTTATTGGCAAGCTAGAAGAGAAACAATTCACCCTATGTTGGCGGCTTCAAGAAAAATAAAAAAAGATAAGTTTAGTGATTTCTTAAAAAAGGGTGATTTTATGAGGAGTATGTTCTGATGATGAGATGTGTAGCTGTAGGGGGAGAACCCGCTACTGGTAAAACAACCATGATGAAAGAAGTTTATAATTCAATGAAGGTCACACATAATTTAAAAGGTGGTCTTTTGCGAGGTCATATTAATAACAATAGCTTAGTAAGCTTGATGGGTCTTTATAACTCTGGTGGAACTTTTTTAGGTACAGACAGACTATCAATGGCGGTTAATAAAGACTTTCAAAAATATGTGACACTTAGGAAGAGGCATATAATATTTGAAGGCGACAGGTTATTCACAAAAGATAATTTAAAGTTAATAGAACAGCATTATGATTTAAGGATTATTATTTTAAGTGCATCAAAACAGGTTTTGCATGAAAGGCATGTACTAAGGGGGGATACCCAAAGTGATGTATTCTT